TTTCCAGAACAGTTAAAAAGTAATTTATTATAAATAGATAAAGTATATTTTCTAAGAAAGGAAAACTAAATGTATCTAGCTGAGGAAATTCAAAATAAGTGGGCTCCAGTCCTAGACCATGATGCTCTAGGCAGCATCAAGGACCAGCACCGCCGTTCAGTCACTGCAGTTATGCTCGAGAACACAGAGAAGGCTCTCCGTGAATCAGCAGCACACGGTGATTACCAGACACTAACTGAAACAAGTTCACTAGTTCCAGCTAACCTAATGGGCGCTTCAAGCTCAACTCAGGGTACTGGCGGTATCGATACTTTCGATCCAGTTCTTATTTCACTAGTTCGTCGTGCAATGCCAAACCTAATTGCTTACGACATCTGCGGCGTTCAGCCAATGACTGGCCCAACTGGCCTCATCTTCGCAATGCGTTCACGTTATGCTAACACTAGCACATACAACAACGCTGGCGCAGAAACTTTCTACAACGAAGTTAATACCCAGTTCTCATCTGTTACTTCAGGTGCTAACACTTTCGGTAACAAGTTCGTTGGAACAATTCCAGGTGCTACAAACACTTCACCACTAACAGCTGTTAACACTTATAACACTGGTGCTGGTATGTCAACTGCTCAGGCAGAAGCACTAGGAACTGATTCAAATACAGCTTTCCCACAGATGGCATTCTCAATCGAGAAGGTTACTGTTACTGCTAACACTCGCGCTCTAAAGGCAGAGTATACTATGGAACTAGCCCAGGATCTTAAGGCTATCCATGGTCTAGATGCTGAAACAGAACTAGCTAACATTCTTTCAGCTGAAATTCTAGCTGAAATTAACCGTGAAGTTGTTCGTACTATCAACATCACTGCTGAAGCTGGCGCTCAGGATAACGTAACCACTGCTGGTGTGTTCGATCTTGACACTGATTCAAACGGTCGTTGGTCAGTTGAAAAGTTCAAGGGTCTAATGTTCCAGCTAGAGCGTGAAGCTAACCAGATCGCCAAGCAGACTCGTCGTGGTAAGGGTAACATCGTTATCTGTTCTTCAGACGTTGCTTCTGCTCTACAGATGGCTGGTGTTCTAGACTACGCTCCTGCCCTTAACTCAAACAACCTACAGGTTGACGATACTGGAAACACCTTCGCTGGTATTCTAAATGGTCGCCTAAAGGTTTATATCGATCCATACGCACTAGGTGGTAACTACCTAACTGTTGGCTATAAGGGTTCATCAGCTTTCGACGCTGGTCTATTCTATTGCCCATACGTTCCACTACAGATGGTACGTGCAGTTGATCAGTCATCATTCCAGCCTAAGATCGGCTTTAAGACTCGTTACGGCATGGTCGCAAACCCATTCGCCGAAGGTCTTTCACAGGGTCTAGGTCGCTCAAATGTGATCAGCACTAACAAGTATTACCGTAGAGTTATTGTTAATAACCTTATGTAATCTTTATTCGGACAAAGATCCGATGTCTAGAAACTGGGGCGGCTTCGGTCGCCCCTTTTTTCATATATAAATAGTATGAAAGGAGTTACCATGTCAGCAATAGATAATACACCAGAAAACAAAAATTTTCTATCGCCTCTGAATTTTAAGTTCAGCCTCAAAAGAGCGCCGCATGTAAACTTCTTTATCCAGAAAGTAAACGTACCTTCATTGGGATTGCCAGTAGTTGTATTTCCAAATCCTATGGTTAACATTCCAATCCCAGGAGAACATCTATCTTATGGTGATTTAGATGTTACATTCAAAGTTGATGAAGACCTACAAAACTATCTTGAAATTCACAACTGGATTAAATCATTAGGCAAACCACAAACATTTGAACAGTATAAAACCATCGCAGCCAAAAACGAATATACTGGAGAAGGTCTTAGATCAGATATATCTCTAATGGTTTTGTCTAGCACCAAGTCTGCGAACTTTGAAATTGTTTTCGCAGAAGCACATCCTATATCTCTTTCTGGACTTGTTTTTAATACAACCGATGATAATGTTAATTATGTAGAAGCATCCGCCAGCTTTAAGTATACTTACTACGACATAAATAAAGTTTGACTTTTTTCTTAAAATATAGTATTATAAAATATTAGATGAAAACTGTGAGAGTATAATGACTATAGATGAGATATTAGAGAACTGGCATATAGATTCTCAGATTGACAGAACAGAGCTTGGTGATGCAGCTCTTGATATTCCCAAACTCCATCATAAATATTATCAGATTTTTGTCAAGGAAAAAATGATTCTGCGTAAGCAAGAGTCAGACATGAAGCAACTCAAACTTGACAAGTATGAATTTTTAACTCAGGGTCCAAACGAAGAGACAAAAGAAAAGGGTTGGAAACTTCCACCAAAAGGTATGATCCTCAAGGGAGACTTACCTATGTATCTGGATGCAGATCCGGATGTAGTAACTCTTTCTCTCAAAATTGGATACCAACAGGAAAAGATAGAACTACTAGATTCAATCATTAAGACCATTATTAATAGAAATTTTATTATTCGTAATGCAATTGATTGGCAGAAGTTCACTATGGGAGCATAATGGATAAAGTACAGATCGAGAAGTTCGACGAAGTTTATATAAAGATCAAAGCCGAACCTAGTGTTATGATGGAGATGAGCGAGTATTTTACGTTCATGGTTCCTGGTGCTAAGTTTATGCCATCATATCGTTCTAAGTTTTGGGACGGTAAGATTAGACTTCTCAATGTTATGACTGGCCTATTATATGCTGGTCTAACAAAATACGTAGAAGAATTCTGTAAGTCAAGAGAATACGAATTAGAATATCTTACAGACCTTTCTTCCGAGAATTTTTCTGTCAAAGAAGCAAAGGATTTCATTGCCAAGCTAAAGCCAACAATGGAACCTAGAGACTATCAGATAGATGCATTTGTTCATGCTGTAAGAGAACGTAGAGCTCTATTACTTTCGCCAACTGCATCTGGTAAGTCATTTATTATCTATCTACTTGTGAGGTATTATGCGAAAAGAACTCTTATTTTGGTACCAACTACTTCTCTTGTTAGTCAGCTTGCCAGTGATTTTGCTGACTATGGCTTCGACTCTGATACTTTTGTTCATCGTGTGTTCGCTGGACAAGATAAGGGATCAACAAAACCAATCACAATCAGCACTTGGCAGAGCATATACAAGCTACCTAAAGAATTCTTTAGTCAGTTTGATGTTGTCATCGGAGACGAAGCTCATCTCTTCAAAGCAAAATCTCTTACTTCTATACTTACTAAACTATCCGGATGCCGCTATCGTTTTGGATTTACCGGAACATTGGATGGTACTGAAACCCACAAGCTCGTCCTTGAGGGACTCTTCGGAGCAGTCAGAAAAGTCATCACAACAGCAGAGTTGATTGAACAAAAACATCTTGCTGCTTTCAAGATTAAGGCGATTGTACTGTCATATCCAGACGAAGCAAGAAAGATGATTGCCAGAGCAAACGACTATCAATCCGAAATGGATTATCTTGTTAGATTAGATGCAAGAAATAAATTTATTAGAAACCTAGCATTATCACTAGAAGGTAACACTCTACTTCTATTTCAATTTGTCGAAAAGCATGGTAAAGAGCTCTATGCTAAGATCAAAGAAGAAGCTAGTGATAGAAAAATATTCTATGTAGCAGGAACTGTTGAAGGCGAAGAACGAGAAGAAATAAGAAAGATTGTAGAAAATGAGTCTAATGCTATTATTGTCGCTTCTTTTGGTACTTATAGTACCGGAGTCAATATTAAGAATCTCCATAATGTTATTTTTGGTAGCCCAAGCAAGTCTCGCATCAGGAATCTCCAATCAATTGGTCGTGGGCTACGTAAGTCTGATACGAAAACTGCTGCTACCTTATATGATATAGCAGACGATCTATCATGGAAGAATAAGAAGAACTATACGTTATTACATTTTATGGAACGAATTAAGATCTATAATGAAGAGAAGTTTCAGTATAAGATCTATAAGGTATCTTTAGATTATTAATTTCATTTGGTGCACTAGTGATTATACTCGCACTGCAAAAAAAGTCAAGGAATATATTATGGAAGCGAAGAAACCAAAAAGAAAAACAAATTATATCAATAACAAAACCCTCTACGGGGCGATGATACATTACAGAAATGATTTAAAAGAAGCTGTATCGAACGGTAAAGATAAACCTATTGTTCCAAAATACATCGGTGAATCTATTCTTTTGATTTGTAATAATTTGGCAAAGAAACCAAACTTCTCTGGGTATACATATAAGATGGATATGGTTTCTGATGGAGTTATGGATTGTATCTCCGCTGTGGATAATTTCGATCCAGATAAAACAAACAATCCTTTCGCTTACTTTACACAGATCGCTTGGAATGCATTCCTTCGAAGAATACAGAAAGAAAAGAAGCAGACTTATATTAAACACAAAAATTATGAAAACAGTTTCCTTATGATCGATACTTACGATGAAGGAAACAAATCTATGCAGTTGAAAACTAATGAGTATTCAGACGAGATCGTTAGGTCGTTTGAAGCAAAGTTGACAAAAACTAAGAAAGCTAGTAAACTGGTTGGAGTAGAAAAATTTTCAGAGGTAGAAGAAGATGAAGAATGAACATCTCGTGCCTGTTAACATTCAGGACATTGTTAATAGATTAAACGATAAGACTATTAGAGAAAACGAAAAGGCTAATCTTTTGCTACGCTTAGATGCCATTCGTGATTATGTTACAGCAGCTGTTGTTAAGGCAAATTCTAAAAGCGATCAGTTCGGTAAAAATCGCTAATAACTAAATAGTCTTTATGAACGCCTAATAAATAGGAGTATAAAAAGACTATGTTTGAAGAAAACAAATATTCTAAATGGTATGACAATATCATAAAACACGCTAAAAGAAGAGCTATTTTAAGATCGTATTTTGATGGAGAATACCATCATATAATACCAAAATCTTTAGGCGGAACGGATGACAAACAAAATATCGTTAAATTAACTTATCGAGAACATTTTGTTTGTCATCTTTTACTTACTAAAATGTGTAAGGATAAATCTCAAAAAGCAAAAATGTGTTGGGCTTTACATAGATTGACTTTTTCTAGAAATTATTTTGGGAGTTATCAATATGAAATTACCAGAAAGGTTCATATAAAAAACTTTACAGAAAATCATCCTTCGAAAAGATTCAGTAATTGGGGCGATAAAATGTCAAAAATAATTGAAGAATCTTGGAAAGAAGATGAAATTCGTAGAGAAAATATGAAACGAAGAATGGGTCAATGGAGAATAGAAAATCCAGAAAAAAGTAAACAAATATCTATTAACAATTTACCCAAACCTATGTTCGGAAAAGATAATCCTGTTTCGAAAAGAATAGAATATAAAGGTAATTTTTATTATGGTTGGAGAGAATTGATGGAACAAACAGGCGTTTCAAAACATATCTATGAAAAATATTATTTGAATAATATTCCTTTTGAGCATAGAATTGGATCAAATGGACCGGAGAAAAAACTTCCGTGAAAATAGCCCTACTAACAGACTCGCACGCAGGTGTCAGAAATGACTCCCTAGCATTTCATGATTATATGAAGAGATTTTACGATGATGTATTTTTTAGGTACCTCGACGACAACAATATTAGCACTGTCGTTCATTGTGGGGATATTGTTGATCGCCGTAAGTATATTAACATTAATACTGCTTATCGTTTACGAAAAGATTTAATCGAACCAGCTATTGCTCGTGGTATTACCTGGCATCAGTGTTTAGGTAATCATGACACATATCATAAAAATACTAATGAAGTTTCATCTTTTAATGAACTTTTTCGCAAGTATGACATAAATATATATGATAAAGCAACCGAAGTAATGTTCGGTGATACTAATATTCTGTTAATTCCTTGGATTTGCGATGATAACAAGGAACATTCCTTCAACATAATAAGGAATACAGATGCACAAATTGCTTTCGGTCATTTGGAACTGGAAGGATTTGAAATGTTTAAAGGTTCCATCGTTTCTCACGGAGATGATCCAAGTTTGTTTGGACGTTTTGATATTGTCTGCTCTGGGCATTTTCATCATCGCTCACACCGTGGCAACATTTATTATCTTGGTAGCCCTGCAGAGTATACTTGGTCTGATTATAATGATCCTCGAGGGTTTCACATATTTGATACAGAAACGAGAGAACTGACATTTATTGAAAATCCATATAAGATGTTTCATAAGTTCTGGTATAATGACGGAGATCCTAAGTTTGTAGACTCCGATATTGATTACACACAGTTTGCTAATAAAATAATCAAAATTATTATTACTGAAAAGAATAATCCTTATTGGTTTGAGAAGTTTATAGAGAACATTGAGAAACAAAATCCTGTAGATATCCAGATTGTAGAAGATCATCTTAATCTTAACTTAGAAGAAGATCAAGAGATCGTAGACGAAGCCGAGTCTACTATCGAGATATTTAAAAAGTATATTACTGGCGCCGAAGTAAAAGGCGTTGATAAAGTTAGATTAGAAAACAAGATTGTAGAATTATATAATGAAGCATTAACAGCGGAGTAAATTATGAATCGTCGTAAATTATTTTCCTTTCTCCCTTTGGTTCCAGTTTTAGCTAGTGCTGTTGTTATTAAAGAAGCACAAGCAGAAGAAAAACCTGCGGATAATAATGCTAATACGTTGCGTCTTATGGGTATGAAAAAGAAAAGCAAAGAGCCTTATTATAATCCTAATGCTATTATGTATCTTGGAACACCTTATGAAGTTGATGATACAACTCATGTAACAATGGCAGTTGGTCGCGACGGTAATCTTTGGTTAAAGTCTGCTGATGGTGATTGGAAACGTGTGGTAACAGAATGAAATGCAAACTGAATAAGATAGTTGGCGGTCCCAAATTAAAATGGTATTGCGAAATTTGTAGGAAATTATTTGATGTACCAAATCCACCATGTGAAAATAAATGATTTACTTTAAGAAGCTAAGATGGAAGAACTTCCTTTCGACTGGAAACATATTCACAGAGATCGATCTAGCCAGCAAGGATACTACTCTCATTGTTGGTATAAATGGGGCTGGGAAATCCACGATTCTGGATGCTCTGACTTTTGGACTTTTTGGCAAACCCTTCCGAAAGATCAACAAGCCACAGCTAGTAAACTCAATCACACAAAAGAATTGTTTGGTAGAGATAGAATTCTCAATAGGAACTAACGAATATAAAATTATTCGTGGTATGAAACCAACTGTGTTTGAAGTTTATATGAACGATAAACTTCTTAATCAGTCTGCAGAAATGAAAGACTATCAAGAAATTCTTGAGAAGCAGATCATTAAAGTAAACCAAAAGTCTTTCAGCCAAGTTGTTATTCTTGGATCAGCCACATTCCAACCATTCATGCAGCTACCAGCTGGCCAACGCCGCGAGATTATTGAAGATCTATTGGATCTCCAAATCTTTACTATCATGAATTCTTTATTGAAAGATAAGGTTCTTATCAACAGTGGATCAATTTCAGATGCTCTGAACGAAAAGAAGATTATTGATTCTAAAATAGAATTAACCAAGCAGCACATACAGCAGATCAATGAGAGTAATCTCAAGATTATTTCTGAAAAAGAAAAGCTGATCGTTGAGACTAACAAACAAATAAAAGAATTAGCCAAAAAATATTCAAAGCTGGAAAAAGAAGTAGAAAAGATCCAGGCAGATGTAGGTGACAATGAAACTGTTTCTAATAAGTTAAACAAGCTATCTAAACTAAGGCATCAGATAGAAGCCAAGGTCGCTATGTTAAATAATGACGTTGATTTTTTCAACAACCATGAGAACTGCCCTACATGTAAGCAGCACATTCAAGAAGATTTTCGTGTTAAGACTGTAGAAGAAAAGACCAATCAGATTAAAGAGACCGAAGAAGGATTGAAACTTCTTACTCTAGAATATGATACAGCGAACAATCGCCTGAAGCAGATTATGAATTTAAACTCTCAAATCCAAACCTTGGAGATGCAGAAAATAGAGTGTAGAACTACTATAAATTCACTAACCAAGTATTCTGATAGTCTTGCTCGAGAGATAGAAAAATTAAAACAAGTTAATGAAAATAAATCAGATAATAAGATAGACGATTACGAACAAGAACTAAAGCAGATAGAGAAAACATATAACGATCTCATCGAAGAAAGAAATGTTTTGACTGCTGCTGGTGTTCTTCTTAAGGATGGTGGTATTAAGTCCAAGATTGTAAAGCAATATATACCTGTAATCAACAAACTGATTAATAAGTATCTATCTGCTATGGACTTCTTTGTTTCTTTCGAGTTGGACGAAAACTTTAATGAGACGATTAAGTCCAGGTATAGAGACGACTTTACCTATGCCTCGTTTTCCGAGGGAGAAAAACAGAAGATCGATTTGGCTTTGTTGTTTACATGGAGAGCAGTAGCCAAACTCCGTAACTCTATTAACACCAATCTATTAATTATGGACGAGGTATTTGATTCTTCTCTAGATATGAATGCTGTTGATTATCTTATGAATATTATCAGAGATGTATCTAAAGATAGTAACATTATTATTATATCTCATAAAGAACATATGAACGAAAAATTCAACAACGTATTGAAATTTGTCAAGAACAAAAACTTCTCGCAAATTCAGGAGTAAATTATGGAATTAAATAATACTTATTTGAGAGAGGTTTGCGAGCCTTTCGATTTTAACGATCCACCTTTCGATCCTGTAGAATTCTCTAAGAAATTAATTGCTTTACTTTATGAGAAAAATGGGTTAGGATTAGCTGCGAATCAGGTAGGCACTCCTTATCGTATCTTTGCTATGCGAGGAGCTCCTGAAAACTTTGTTTGTTTTAACCCCAAGATCGTTGGTTCTTCTAAAGATCAAGTAGTCCTAGAAGAAGGTTGCCTTTCTTATCCTGGATTGCTTGTTAAGGTCAAAAGACCCAGCATGATTCGTGTTCGTTTTACTGCTCCTAATGGAGAGATTATGACTAAACAGTTTATCGGCATGTCCGCTAGAGTGTTTCAGCACGAGAATGATCATTTAGATGGTATTCGTTTCTTTGATAGAGCGAATAAGTTTCACCGGGATCGAGCAATGAGAAAGTGGAAACAGTGAATCATTATTTTAATTTCCTAGCGCTTAAAGAACGATTGATTTCCTTTGAAGAATGGGCTATACTATTATCAGTTATCTTTATTGTTCTTTATTGGTATCATAAGAAATGAATATCTTTTATCTTTCCGAGAATCCTGTAGAAGCAGCCGAGTGGATGGTGGATCGTCACGTCGTTAAGATGATCCTCGAGTCTGCTCAGCTGCTTTCGACTGCACATCGTATACTAGACGGTCGTGAGATACAGTTGGAAGTTCAGGTTGAACAGGAAGATGGCAAACTTAAAACCCGTAAGAAGAAATGGTGGTTGCTCAATGACGCTCGCGAAGAAATTCTATACTCAGCTACGCACATTAATCACCCATCTGCTATATGGTGTCGCAGTAGCATCGAGAATTATAATTGGTTGGTAGATCATTTCTTCGCTTTGATGAAGGAATATACTTACCGTTATGATAAAGAACATAAATGTTTTGGTGAGTTGAGTTTTGCTTTATGCACTCCTCCCAAAAATTTAGAGACATACGATATGACTCTTATGCCTTCTGCTATGGCTGACGAATATAAAATATCAGAAGATCCTATCGTAAACTATCGTAATTATTACAAGATGGGTAAGACTCATCTTCATAGTTGGAAAAAACGTAACCCTCCGGAGTGGATGAATGAGTAATATGTTTCAGGATGTAAAAGAATTTCAGACAGCAGTCGGTCAGAATGTAGGAACCGAACCAAAGTTTCCTGGTGGCGGAGAACGTGTTCTGCGTATGAAGTTGTTGAAAGAAGAGTTTGATGAATACAACGAAGGCGAATACCATAATGATCTGGAGAACATTGCTAAAGAGTTGGCTGATATTATTTACATTGTTTGTGGTACTGCTGTATCTTATGGGATTCCGCTCGACCGAGTCTTCGACGAGGTTCACCGATCAAACCTTTCTAAACTAGGAGACGATGGAAAGCCCCTCCGTAGAGAAGACGGTAAAATTCTTAAAGGACCGAATTATTCTCCGCCAAATATTAAGAAGATTCTTTACGGCGTTGAATAGATTTTAACATGCCTTCTTTAATTTTCTGGCGATGTTCTTCCGAAAGACTTTTACCGTACATTGGATTTTTGTCGCCAGTTTTTGACGCTGATAATCTTTTTCTGGCTTCTTCTGATGGAAACTTATTTTTATAACCTGTAATGCCTTTATTCCATGGAGTGTTACCAATTTTGGAATTACTAAGTTTCGATCTTGTTTCTTCTGAAATAATCGCATTCTTTCTGGATGGCGGGCAATCTCCACCATCTGTTCTATTTAAAAGAATACCAGATCCTATGTCTTTTCGACCATACCATCTGATATATCTTCTTTCCAGAGCAAGAGCTCCAATATTTGAAAGATTGGTTTCTAAGAATACAATTCTGGAAGAATCAGAAGGAACAGATATTCCTTGGTGTTTTACAAAGGCACGATTTCCCTTGCCTTTTCCTATATAATAGGGTAAATTAGTTTTGCGATTGATGTAAGCGTAGACGTAATAAATAAACATAGCTGGCGCTCCGAGTTAGCGTTAGAGTAGGTGAGGGTATGCAGCCCTGTGACCTACACTTATTTATAAAATGGAGAATTTTGACGATGGTAAGACGTATTGTTGCTAAAACTAAAATTGATTGCGAACATTTGCTTGGGCAGTTTGTTGACGAAAGCAATTATGATATTCTAATCGAAGAAGATACAGATTGTTATATGCCGCCGCTTTGTGATGTTGCCACCAAAGCTATGTGTGGTATGACAGATTGCGAAGATTGCGGTAAGGGTAATGATGAATTACGTATCGCATTTAAGTTCCGTAAAAATTATTTCAGCAAAGAAGAACAAGATTCAGCGTATCGTGGTTTAAGAGAAGCCGCAACAGAGAGTCAGAACCGTGGTCTTGCTGCTGGTCCTCGTGGTGATATGCTTGCTACTGAAGGTCGTGGTGGTAGAGATTGGGTTACGCCATATCAGATGGAGATGCTTGAGTTCTTGATGGATGATGGTGCTTCTTTGTTTGATGATAATTCTGTAGCAAAGATTCGCGAGAAGTATAAGAACGGTGGACCAAAGGGTGTTGACGAAACACGTGGTACTGTTTGGTTACGTTCTGAAGTAACAAAAGTTTATCCAGAATATCATAATTGGTTCGATAAATGGGTAGATGGTTTGTCGAACAAGCCAAAGGAGGAAGCTCGTGCAGAAGCAACCAAAGTTGCAACAGAGTGGGCATCAACCACTAACTATGCAAAGTCAGTATTCTCAGGTGTTGCTGGCTGGTATGATCGTTACCCTCGCATTCCTTATGGGCGTGCAACGTCATACACAGAAAAGCATCCAGAACTATTTAAACTTGCATACCCATTCCTCCAAACACTGAATAAAGGTTTCAAGGAATTGCTTCCTTGGCGTTGGGCTAATCAGAAAGCAGCAGCTGATAAGATTGATCCACGTTTTCTAGTTCCTGATACAGTGTTTACTACTATTACAGTAAATAAAACATTTCGTACTGCGTGTCATCGAGACGCAGGAGACTTGGATACTGGCCTAAGTAATCTACTAGTGCTAGGCACAGGAGACTACACAGGAGGATACCTTGTTTTTCCGGAGTATCGAGTTGCTGTTAATGTGCGTCCTGGTGACCTTCTTCTTGTCAATAACCATGAAGTTATCCATGGAAATACCCCTATTGTTCTTAACAATCCTGATGATGCTACTTGTGAGCGTATTTCTGTAGTTTGTTATTTCCGTGAAAACATGCTTGAACTCAAGTCTTATGAATATGAAGCATTACGCAAACAGTATGTAGAAGAACGTCGCATGAATAAAGCGCATCCGTTACAGCGTCCATTATGGAATGGTGTATCGCCAGGAATGTGGGAAGATAAAGAATGGTATGATTATCTTCACGCCCATGGGATGACAGATCCTTATGGCAAGGCTGAAGAAGCAACACTTGAAGGATTCTTTTAATGCATTATGAGATTGCTATTCCATCATACAAGCGTCCAGAAACTATTAAGAAGAAAACCTTAAAGGTTCTGGAAAGTTACAACATTGATCCGTCACGAATTACAATCTTTGTGGCGGATGAAGAAGAACTTGCTAAGTATAAAGATTCTCTTAAGGGCACACCCTATCAGCGGTTAGTTGTTGGTGTTCATACTATTGGTGCTCAACGTAATTTTATTGAGAAGTATTATCCTGAGAGAACTAAACTCGTCATGTTCGATGACGATGTTGAAGAAGTTCAAAAGAAAATCAGCGAACAGAAACTTGGTCGTGTTGAAGATCTAGAAAAAGAATTTATCATTCCAGGATTTGAAGAATGCGAAAAAGTAGGTGCGAAGACTTTCGGGATTTATGCAGCCTCAAATGCTTATTTCATGAAAGAAAGAGTTTATACCAAACTTTGTTACGTTATCGCTTCAATGTTTGGCGTTATCGTTGAACATGATCCATTCCTAGAGCGTGTAACAAACCATGGCGAAGATTATGAATATTCTATTCGTCAGTATGTAAAGAATGGTGCTGTTGTTCGCTTCGATTATCTTACAGTTAAATCAAATTATTACAAAGAGGATGGCGGATTACAGACAATCCGCACTAAAGAATATGTCTATGAATCTATTAAAAAGATTGCAGACATGTTCCCAGATTTGTGCACGATGTATATTCGCGAGTCAACTGGTAATGCTGAGTTGAGACTAAAGGATATGCGTAAAGAAGTTGGTAATACATTGGAGAGCTTTTTCGGATGACCAATACATATAAATTTCAGAATGGTGACTATTATGGTCAACCGCTTTCTGCGTCAGGCAATATTTCTGGCGCAACTGCTTCAACTTGGCCACCTAAATATAAGTATAAGGAAGATCAGATTATTCGTGACTTCCACGCCTATATAGATAAGACGTATGGGCAGCATTATATGACTGAAGAAGAGAATATAGAATGTTTCGATGTGTGGCTTGCTCTTGGCGATTCTATGCCTACCTTCCGAAACACTGCTATCAAGTATCTTTGGCGCTATGGTAAAAAGCATGGCAGCAATAAAGACGACTTGCTAAAAGTTCTTCACTACGTTATAATGATGCTTTACGCAGACCATTATAAGGATAAGAAATGAAGACTCTCGAAGAGTACGAAGAAGAAAAGAGAACGATAAGAGAAAAGTTTGGCACAGGTATTCAGTGTCCAGCTTGTGGCGACGAATTAGTTTTATCTGAACCAGGTTCCATTTTACTTACGTATCCTCCTCGAAAGAAAGTTCATTGTAACACTTGCAAATATCATAATACTATTACATCATAAGAAAGGTATATTATGGAAATAAAGATCCCGATTGAGAAACTAAGAGAGCGTGGCTTATTCGTTGCCACTCCAATGTATGGCGGGCAATGTGCTGGTATGTTTGCTAAATCTTGCGCAGACTTATCCGCTATTTGCACCCAGTATGGTATTCCTCTTCAATATTATTATCTGTTTAATGAATCGTTAGTTACACGTGCACGTAATTATTGCTGCGATGAGTTCATGCGTTCTACTTCAGAACATATGATGTTTATTGATTCGGACATTGGATTTAATCCTCAAGATGTTATCGCTCTTATGGCTCTTCAGGCTCAGGACGAAGATCTATATGACATTATCGGTGGTCCATATCCTAAGAAGTGTATCTCTTGGGAAAAGATTAAGCATGCCGTAGATAAGGGTGTTGCTGATGATGATGCCAGTGTTCTAGAAAAGTTCGTTGGCGATTATGTGTTCAATCCAAAGGGCGGGCAGCAGTCTATTCCTCTTAGTGAACCAGTCGAAGTTCTTGAAATTGGTACTGGCTTTATGATGGTTTCTAAGAAGGCCATGAAGAAGTTTGAAGATGCGTATAAGGATCAGTATTCTTATAAGCCAGATCATGTTCGTACTGAACATTTTGATGGTAGTCGTGAGATCCTACAGTATTTCCAGGCAGAAATTGATCCTGTTTCTAAGCGTTACCTTTCAGAAGATTATTGGTTCTGTCAGAAGGCACAGGCAATTGGTCTACGTACATGGTTCTGCCCATGGATGAAGATGCAGCATGTTGGAACCTATATCTTTGGTGGTTCTCTTGCTGATCTTGCAAGTATTGGCGCTTCAGCTACTGCCGATCCAGGCCAGTTGAAGAGCAAGAAAATGATGAAGTCTCAAAACAAGTGATAGGAGAAATATATAATGAAGATTGATACTAATACAGTTAATGTTTTAAAGAATTTTGCTAAGATCAATCCATCTATTGTTGTTCAGGAAGGTAATGTCCTCAAGACTATTTCTCCTTCTAAGACAATCATGGCAAAGGCTAAAGTCCCAACAGAGTTCACTCAGCGTTTTGCTATCTATAAGCTAGATGAGTTTATTGCTCTTCTATCAACGTTCACTGATCCAAACCTACGTTTCGAAGACAAGCTAGTTTATATTTCGGAAGATCGTCGTACCAGCCATTATACCTATGCTGATGAAAGCACAGTTACTAAGGCTCCTGATCGTGAAATTAACTTGCCTTCTGTTGACGTTACCTTTACACTAAAGGAAACTGATCTTCGTGAAGTTGAGAAGGCTGCTGGTATTCTTTCTCTTCCTGAAATCGCTGTTGTTGGCGATGGTAGCAAGGTTTATCTTGTTGCAACTGACAGCAAGAATACTTCTTCAAAGGATTTCACTGTAGAGATCGGTGAGACTAATAAGGCATTCAAGGCTATCTTTAAGGCTGAGAACATCAAGATTATTCCAGGCGATTATGAGGTAAGCATTTCCTCAAAGGGTATTTCCCTATTCTCTGGTAATGATATTGAATACTTTATTGCTGTTGAGCAGAACTCAACTTTCTAATAGTTGGGGACTTCGGTCCCCTTCTTTTTCTTTATATTATGAGGTGAATGATGAACGAAGAATTTTTGTGGGTAGAGAAGTATCGTCCAAAAACAATCGAAGATACTATTCTTCCTTGTGATCTGAAGGCAACATTCCAACAGTTTGTTGATCAAAAGAATATTCCCAATCTTATTTTATCTGGAACAGCAGGTGTCGGCAAGACGACCGTAGCACGTGCTATGCTTGAGCAACTTGGTTGCGATTATATCGTCATTAATGGATCTATGAATGGTAACATTGACACTCTCCGCAACCAAATATTGGACTTCGCCAGCAGCGTATCTCTTTCAGGTGGAAGGAAATATGTCATCCTTGATGAAGCGGACTATCTTAATGCCAATTCTACTCAGCCCGCTCTTCGCAACTTCATGGAAGAGTTCTCAAAAAACTGCGGCTTCATCCTTACATGCAACTTCAAGAACCGTATCATTGAACCCCTACATTCAAGATGTTCGGTAATTGATTTTAAGATCAGCAAGAAGGCTATGGCCAAACTTGCTACGCAGTTCTTCAAGAGACTAACTTTTATTCTTCAATCAGAAGGAGTTGAGTACGATCAGGCGGTTGTTGCTGAAGTAATTAACAAACACTTCCCAGATTGGCGTCGTGTTCTTAATGAGATTCAGCGTTATTCTGCAACAGGTAAGATTGACTCTGGTATTCTAGCCAATATGTCAGAGGCATCTATTAAGGATCTTGTTAATCTTATGAAAGACAAGAACTTTACTGAGATCCGTAAGTGGGTTAAGAACAATCTAGATACAGATGTTAATGCTTTGTTTACTCAGTTCTATGAGTATTGCGCAGAGTTAGTTACCAAGTCAACTATTCCAGATTTGGTTCTTATCCTAGCTAAGTATCAATATCAGAATGCTTTCGCTGCTAATACAGAGATTAACTTTGCTGCATTTTGTGCAGAAGTCATGGTAACTTGCGAGTTCCTATGAGTAAGTTCGTCAACGTATTAGGGGAAGTCAGAGACTTCGAGAAAGAAGCAGTAGGTTTCTTTGGGAATTGGGCTAAACATGCTTTGGAGAACAAGACAGCTAAACCAAAATACGACTGGCGGTATGAGAATAGTATTACGAATGGGAAAAAACCAGTCGAAATTGATGGCGATTATTCTCAGTGGAGAACCAATAATATATTATCGAATTACCGACAGACTATTCTATACGCGAATGAGATGAATATCAATTATGACGTAACTGATCAGATGCATTATGATAGGTTATATTATGGTATTCGTAAACAAAAAATGTATAGTAAACCAGAAACTAAAGAAGAAAAGAAAGCTAGAGAGAAGCAAGAAGAACTCCACGACTTAATTTCAAACTACTATAAATATAATGCAGTTCGCACAAAAGAAGCGTTAAAGGTTCTTACGGCGGAGCAAATCGAAATTATAAGAAATAAGAACAATAAAGGTGGAGTCAAATGAATGAACTTCTAGATTCTTTAGTTGAGGTGAGAATAGCCGAAGAAGAAGATTTCCTAAAGATCAAGGAAACACTAACTCGTATTGGCGTTGCTTCCCGTAAAGAGAAAAAACTTTATCAATCTTGTCATATTTTTCATAAGCAGGGCAAGTATTATATCGTCCATTTCAAGGAAATGTTTTTGATTGATGGTAAGCCATCAAACTTTTCCGAAGAAGATATGGGCAGACGTAATAAGATCATCGATCTATTGCAGGAATGGGGATTGTTAAAGGTTGTAGAACCTGAAAAGATTTCCGAACCAGTAGCTTCTATGAGCCAGATTAAGATTATCAATCACAAAGAAAAGAATGATTGGATCTTGGAGGCTAAGTATAATATGGGTCGTAAGAAAAAGTAACTGAAGGGATTATATTATGTGGCCGTTTAAAATTGAGAAAAAGAATAATAC